CCTGTGCCGATGCCTGAGCGTTACCAGCCTGGGTGGTCGCAATGGCAACCTGATCAGCAATACCCTGAGCCGCCCCTTGGGCAGTCACAGCGGCAGCCTCAGCGTGGGCTATATAGGCCTCAAGGTTCCTCACCGTCGTCGGGGTGGGATTCAAAGGGTATAAAGACAATTAGCACTCCCCGAAATCGAAGCTGTGGGTGGGCATTAGAGCCGCATTAGTGAGCTCATCGTCCGCAGCCTGGATATTCAGGTCGGTGATGTCTCGGGTGAAGTCGGCCTCATAGCCATCTCGGCGAGGATCGACGTAGAACATACAGGCAGCCGAGAGAGCCCCGTTGACCACCACATCAGGCGCTACCGTGAGCAACCAGTTGGTATCCGTGTCAGCCGAGAGTTCCCCTAGGTCCACCTGGTATAGGAGCTTGATGGTGGTCCCTGCCTTGGGCTTGGGTCCAATGACGAACTCAGGACCAACCCTGGCGTAGAACTGTGGGTACCCTTCGTACTGGGACAGACGGGACACCGTAGACGGATCGGCCTTACGGAGCTCATGACCATGCTCGGTGGTCAGGGAGACCATCTTCAGGTAATCCCCGGGAATAAAGAGCTTCCCGAAGAAAGGAGGCTCGATGTAATACTCCAGGCTCGACTCAGCCGCAGGAACCCGGAGAAGTCTCTGAGCCCTTCGACAGGAGGCCTTGATGTACTCACCGACCTGGGTAGGCGTAATGTCACGCCGATTGAGTGCCCCTTGGAAGTATGCTTTGACTTCTCCGAAATTCATTAAAGGACCTTATTCGTGGTGATGAAGGCGTCTAGACCCTCTGTGTGGAGCTTAAGGATTGTCTTACGGGCAGGCTCTTTGCGGGCATCATAGCCTTCGCGCAGCCACTTCTCGTAGATGGCAGTCGGGATACTGGCGAAACGGTGGAAGTTACCTGTGGGCTTGCTGGTGGATTCAGCCCGCTCAGCCTTCAGTTCATCCAGGTATTCCGGGGTAATCTCTTGGGCGTGTTGGATCACCATACCACCATCAGCAACACGGGTATGGAAATCGACTTTAGGGTCAATCAGAGGCATCGGTTCTTTTCTTGATTATAAAAAAGGAGACCCCAGGTGCTACCCTGAAGTCTCCCTTGTTGTGTCTGTTCCGTATAGATCTAGAGGGACCTTTACGGCCTGAAGTGTCTCACGGTTCTCTTCAGGACCGACCTCAAGCGGAACCTAAACACTGGGTATTAGGCCGTGCGGCGGATGACAGCCGAAGCCTTGTAGTTCTTGTGCTTCAGCGAGAACTCACCGACAATCATCATCTTGACGTTATCGCCGGTCTTCGCCAGGGTCTCACGGAACCAGTTACGGAACACCATGAGCTTCCACATATCGGCGCTGTAGAGGAGCGAGTCACCAGCAGCGAGCCAGCGGTTAAGCTGCACGGAGACTTCACCGAAGGGCGACACGTAGAGGTCAATACGGTTGACAATCTGACGATCCGCCGAGCCGTTGTGGATCTCACGGGTACGGCCCGAGCTCGCAGCGAAGTTCGCAACGGTCAGGGCATCGGTCGGGGTGACCATCAGGATATCCGGCTCAACACCGTTGCTGTACAGAAGCTGGAGGCCGCTCAGGAGGTTGGTCTCCGAGATAGCCGTGGAGGCACTGCCGGTCTTGATGAGACCCGTGGCATCAATCTGGGCCTGGACACCGTTGAACTGACGTGCCGTCACCGAGTCACCCGTAACGAGGGTCTGCTTGGTGCCAACCAGGGCGTTCTCCAGGTCACGCTTGGCCTCAGCGGCCTTCTTGCTGAGCTGGTAGGCCGACTCCTTCGCCCGGCCGTAGTGGTCAATCGCGTCCACCGAGTTGGCAACCTTGATGACCTTCGAGAAGATCTGGGTCGTGTTGTTGCGCATCACGGTCGGGGCGAGCGTGCCGTCAACCGCATCGAAGCCTTCGACCTGAGCGTTAACCACCGGGTCCGCCAGGCTGTCTTCCTGCCACTGGAAGAGAACGTTCTTGATGGTCTCCTTGCCGATCTGGCTGAGGAAGGGGGTCTTCGTGGGCGAGATGTTGGAGATGATGTCCGACACCTCCTCCTTCTTACCGACGGTCTGGTAGCTGTTCCAAAGGGCCATTTGTTATCCTTGTCTTTTCTTGTTGTTTGGTTCGGGGTATTGGGGAATGAGAATAGGGTTCTTAGTCGTCCATGAAGGAGGCCAGGAAGGCATCAGCAGCCGCATCAATGCTGCCGGTCTTCTTCAGGTTCTCAAGAGCCTTGGCGGTCTTCTTGGGGGTCAACCCGGCTCGGGCAGTGTCCCCATTGACCTTGCTCTTGATGATCTTCTTGGCTTTGAGATCCTTAGGCTTGGTAACCACCTTCGTGCCCTTCTCGTAGAGCATCGCTTTATGAAGTATACGAAGGATTGGCTCGGAGACCAGGTTGTCCATGACCTCCTTGGGAACACCATGATTGATTGCGAAGCCCTGCATCTCTTCGTAGGTCTTCTGGTTGAACCCCTTGATACCTGTTTTAGGGTCTTGGAGTGCAGTCAGAGTGGCCTTTGCTTCGGCTACAAGGGCTGTGTGTCGCTGCTGGTGAACTCCAGCCATGAACGTATTGAGTTCGGTTTCGTAGAACTTAACATCATCATAGGCCTTCTGAGCTTCGGTTCTCAGAGCATTGAGCTCTTCACCACTCAGTTCCTTGGAGGCAACCAGCCAGTCAATCTTGGCGTAGGGTTCAAATCGCGCCTTAGCCCGAGTCAGCATGGTCTCAGAGGCAGCCACATAGGCAGCACCCTGGTCTTCCAGCTTCTTACGGGTCTCAGCGACTTCCTGCGACTTGCGAGTGAGAGCCGCTTCCTGACCGTACAGACGCTGGAGCTTCGAGACAGGAACCTCGACCTCCTTGCCGTCCACCTTAAATCGGGTAACAGCATCGTCCTTGAGAACCTTCCGGGGCTTATCGTCCTCTTCTTGGTCCTCTTCGTCAGGATCTTCTTCCGACTCAGTATCATCATCGGATTCCTCATCCTCCTGGTCGTCACCAGTGTCTTCGGATTCCTCAGAGTCCTCTTCGTCAGACTCGCTTTCGTTCTCTTCCTCGTTCTCATTCCCGGGTGGCTGATCATCAGCGCCCTTCTTCCAGAGCTCAAGGAAAGCATCGACCGTGGCGTCTTCACCCAGGTCAGTAGTCTCAATAGGTGCGTCCTGCTGGATAGCACTCGACATCAATCGTCGTCCTGTTGTTCTTGGTTACGCTGGTCCTCGATATGCTTCTTGGTGAGGACATAGCTTGCTAAACGAGCCGAAAAGGCTCTCATTCCGTGGACCGTCAGGTAGAGTTGTTCACGGTGTTTATCTGGGTCTGCCAGATCGGTCTCAAGGATCTCCCGGCCGATCTCAGAGACGATAAGGTCAAACAGTTCGTTGAACTCATCGCCCCTGAGGATCGTTTCGGCCTTGAGACCACGGGTGATTAGGTGGTCTTCAGGTGTCATTAGTTGCTTTAGATAATTGGGCTCGAAACCTGCACGACCTTGGGTCGGCTAATCTGCATGGTAACGGAACCTGTACCGAGGAACGCCGGCTCCAAGCGGAAGTTGATATGGGTGCCGTCTGCTTTCGCCTGAACCGGATCAGTCACCAGCCAGAGGGACAGACCACTGGCGGTCGTATCCAAGGCTGCGATATCGTTACCGAACGTCCCACCCGCCTGATACTCATTGACGGCTGCCGTGAATGCTGTACCGGAGGCCTGTGCGGTTGTGAGCCCGAGTTGCAGGTAGAGGTCTTGGACGTACTGCGCCCCTGTCGTGATGTTCACCCGCAGGATGCCACGATACCAGTTGCCTGTGGTCGTGTTGGCCGCAAACGAGGTCGTGCCGGACGAACCTGTGGTGTCGGTCAGCAAGAACCGCGTCTTGGCGTTCGACAGGTTGGCACCTGAGAGCGTACAGGCGAGTTGCACGGCATTCGCACCGTTCTCCTCAGGGTCGGAGATGATAGACGCCACAAGGCCCGTCACACCGGCTGCCGTACCCGTGACCGTCGCAACGCGGACCTGATTTGGAACCGTACCTGACCATCCAGTGGTGGTCGCAATGGTGCCGCCCGTGCCGGTCAGAAGCCCGTTGGGAAACAGGTTGGCCGCGTCGCCCGCATTGAGGTTGATGTGGGCATTGCCTGGAAGGATGGTCCGGCGGAACACCGCGTCCATGATCCCAGCGACCAGATACGAGCCTAGGTTTGAGAGGTGCAGACCATCAGCAGAGACCCCAGACAGGGCCACAGAACCAGCACCATAGGTCGTATCACACAGGACCGGCCGGGTGTCGATTAACTCACACCCATACTGCGCAGCCAGATCCACCAGCATAAAGTTGAAGTCAGTGGTTCTGCGATATACAGGGTCACCAAGTACCTTGACGTTGGTGTTATCGTAAGCCCCAGTCGGCGCCCTGGGGTTGAGCGTCTGAATGTAGACTGCCTTCCCGGCCGCTTGGATCTGTTGGATTGCCGTGGTGTACGTAGCCAGGAGGGAAGCCAATGGCGTTGTGGTAGCCATGTCGTTCTGCGCCAAGTGCAGATACACGGCATCATACGGCTTGGCGATAATCGTCGGGATCAACGCGACCTGGGCAGCAATCAGGGAGCCTGACACGCCCCAGTTGTCACCTGAGAAATTCCGACCGTAGGGATCGCTAGTATCAACCCACGTTGAGAAGTTGAAGCGTTGGCTTCTAGCCCTGGCCTGAACGAGCGCCCCGACACCCTGCGACCAGATCTTATTAGGTGGCCCAGCGGAATACCCGTGGTTTCGAGCAACCGAACTTGATCCTAGTGCCGCAAGGCGAGCACCGGACTTAAGGACAAACTTGGAGACGCCAGACTTAGACGGTGAAGAAGACGAGGAGGGTACACTAAATGCTAGCATCTCTCCTCCTTAGTGGTGCCGGTAGTACGTGGCGGTAGCCGTGGTGTTACCTCCCGCCGTGATATTGATGACTGCGAAGGGGAACGCTTGGTATCCGACCGAAACAGGGACCACCATGATATCCCCATTCTCAAAGGTGAACTCAACGTTTCCAGCAGTCGTGCAGATCACACTGATGTATCGGCTGGCAATGAAAGCGGTACCGGGTGTGCAAACTTTTGCTGAACTTAGGCTGTCATTCTTGCCCATTAACTTCATTACTCCTTCTAGCCTAAGCCAAAGAACGATTTCAGATTGGGACCGAAGGAGGACATGAAGTCACTCGGAGCCCCGCTATCGGTGAAGGCCTTCAGGCCAGACCCAGGCCCATCACTTGTGGCACCATTAGCCCCCTGAGAGGCAGCCAAGCGGTTCCAGAGAGATGCCTCAGGTCCGTGGTAGTTCGCACCCCAGATCGTAGGCGTAGAGCCCTGGGGACCACCCTGAGTCCCCGCCTGAGCATAGAGTTCTTGATCAGAAGGCCTCAGAGGAGGCAGCGGGGCACCCTGGAGGGGAGCCGGTGGTCCCTGAACGGAGTCCGGCGGGACACCCTGAGGAGCACCACCAGGACCACCCTGAGGAGCACCCTGAGGAGCACCACCAGGACCACCCTGAGGAGCACCCTTGGGAGCCCCTTGGTACGTCACGGATTGCTCAGGGAGGCTCACCGGGTTCGCAGCGGTCCCAGGGGTGAACGCAGGTACCAGGCTGCCTGCTAGGCTGCCCGGCTGGAACTTACCCTGGGCAGCATCTCCGAGGATCGAGAGGAGTCCTGGCCCAGACTGAGGAGCCTGAGTAGGACTCGTAAGGGGGTTCTGGACAGCCCTGGTGTACCGAGAGAGGAACCCCGGGTCCTGCTGGGCGGCCTTAGCGTTGCCGTACCCATGGAGAGCCATTGCGAGCCCCATAAGGTCAGGTAGATTAAAACTCATCGTCTTCGGGGTTCCTCCGTCTCTTTCCTTTGGCGAACTTCATGGGATCGCTGTATTTGCCCGTTAACCGGGTCTCTTGGTTAGCCATCGACTTCTGACGGCTGGTGAGTTTCTTAGTGGACCTATCGTGATCCCATGGTCGCTTTGACATTGTTCTTAGTTAGGAGTTAGGAGACACAATGGCCTTAGCGGGTTCCGTATCGGGAGCCTTCTCGACAATATCAAGCTCACGCTGAGACACGTCGATCCTATTAGCCACATCCATGTCCTTGCGGTGACTATCAGCCGTCTTGATGAACTGGTCGAAGTCCTGCTTCATCTTGTTGAGCATGGCCTGCATCTCATGGTTCTTATCGGCCACTTCGGCCTTGCGCATTGCTGCCTGAGCGGTGAGAAGCCGTGCGTCAGAGTCCTGTTTCTCCATCTGCATCTTAGCGATAGCTATGGGATCGGGCTGAGGCGGGGGAAGCTTCTCAGGGGGTGTCAGGTAGTCAGCCGTGTTCTTGATCCCTGAGAGCTTGAGGATCTTGACAGCAGCGTTGTACAGGCCTTGTTCACCGACCATACGGCTCAGCGAAGGGTTACCAGCAGCCATCGTAAGGAGGCTGGAATACTTCATGGCCTCAGCGTTGGTGTCATTCTGGCCTAGATGCAGAGTGACAGTGGCATCCTTACGCTCAATCCAGGTCTTGGGGTCAATCTCGACCCATCTGCCTGCGAGCTCCACGATGGACTGCTTGTTCTCATTCTCAAGGACCAGGCGGTAGATCTCAATAAAGACCTCACACAGGAAGTTCCCGAAGTTCCTCGCAATGATCTTCTGTCTGGTTTGAGACAGGTTGACTAGATCATTGACCATGCCTTGGGAGTTCTGTTTGCTGATAGCGTCCTTGTTCAAACCCTGAGACAGGGCGCTAACACCAGTGGTCTCCTCATTGGCAGCCTTCAGCATCTCCAGAGTCTGGTAGACGAAGGGGTTCAGGCTGGCCTGGTTTAGAGGTGCCACAGCGTCCGGCCGAGTGATGTTGACCAGACCACCAAGCCGGTTATCTAGCATCTCCCGGGGGTTCGTGAGGCCACCCTGAAGAACCGTATAACGAGGATTGTTGGTAATCGAGGTATGATCAAGGATACCCCGTGTCAGGACCGTGCGAGCATTCTGGGTCTGAACGACACGCTGAGCGAAGTTCTGACCGTAGAACGCATGGCCGACTCTTAGCGGGACGAACACCTTGAACGGAGACCTATCAACCTCCTGGATATCCAGAGTGACCTTACAGACCCGAATGATCTTATAGAGCCTGGGACGGTCATCCGCATCGGGAGCCATCTCCATATAACATTCATAGACCTTGTAGGGCCTCATTTCGTCAGGGACCTCGTTGTCGTTACGAGTCCCAGCGTCCAACTGGATGTTCCGTGCGTACTCCTCAACCTCAACATCGGTGTTATCTTCACCGTCAGGAGCCTTGCCCTTGAGCTTTTCGACAGGCAGGCCCATAGACTTGAGTTCACCGAGGGTCTTCAGGGTCCGGTGGTAATGGAAGGCGCCCTTCAGTCGCTTGGCACGTGGCTCGATACCGAACTCCTCAGGGGCGATGTTCTCAACGACCACCTGACTTAGATCGGCCCTGAGACGGGTCAGGGTACCCTTGTAGCCACCAGTCTCAGGGTCCACCTCAGCGTTTAGCTCGGTGATCTCCTCCTGAGCCGCTAGACCATGAACGTCCTCCTCAGGAAGGTGCTCAAACTCCTCATCCTGGTAGGCCTTGTTCTCATCCCAGTAGATCTTGACGACACCAACGCGGGCCTTTAGACCATCATCAATGACATCGTGCAGGATCTCATAGCCACAATTTTGTCTGAAAAAGACGTAAGAGGCGTACTCGGTCGCTATGAGGCACGATTCGACATCCTCAGGACCCTGCGGGGTGAACTGGACGATATCCTGACCACCAGCGAAGGTTTCTAGAAGGGAGGCCTTCAGGGCTTCCACAGAGTCGTAGACGTCGTTAGAGACATACGAACTGGAGCCCTGAGACGACCGAGAGGGAAGCTCTGAGTTATAGTATTTGTTGACCCGCTCACGTTCCTTTGCGAGCTTCGAGGTGCTGACACCGACTGCCTGTTCAATGCGCCGGTCTACAAGGACCCCGATCTTCTCTTCATCAAGGGCCTTGTCGGCCATACTGGTACCTCTTGTTTAGATAGCTTCAATGTAGAAGTCATCGGTAACTTCGACCGGAATGAACTTCCCTTCGTGGCAATGGTTTGCAATCGCTAGAGCCATCACTGTATCGTCGTGACAGCCTTCTTCAGCTTCCATACTGCCGCTCTCAGTCACAATGTATGACAACATCTCTCTGAGGGTGGTCTTATCGTTGACCTCAATCTCCTTTTCACGGAGAGAGGCCCTTAGCCTATCAATGATAAGCGGCTTGGTCTTAGCGGTAGTCCTGAAGCCAATCGAGATAGACTCTGTGTCGTTGAGTTTACCTTCGGTGACCTCTGTGTAGATGTTGGGGTACAGAAGGTCTCTACCTAGCCTGATGGCTGTCAAGATGCCGTGGTTATTGTTCTCGACAGCGATACGGGCTGTGTTATAGTGGATGCCTAGGGCCTGGAGGATATCTGCGAAGTAATCTGGATGAACCAAGCCCCTCCAAACCGCGACTTGACGACGTGAGCTATCAAGGATCTGGGCGACCGAGTAGTCACCATTCCTGATGCCCATACCAACGTCCGCACCAATCGTGTAGACTTCCTGGGGGTCATGCTTGTGGTAGACTAGGAGTTCACCTCTGGGGTGCTCCCGGAAGACACCCATTTCCATCGCTAGACGCTGGGAAGGCTCGGAGGCGTCCCGCATGAGCTCCTGAAGTTGCTCAGGGTTGAACACGGGTCTACCAGACGCAATGAAGGCCTCTTCGGCGTTCGATGGGTATTCCTGTTGGAAGGCTTCCCGGCCGTTCTGTGCTATTTTCTGGCGTCTAAAACAAAGCTGTCCGTCGTCCAGCCCATAGCGCTCCACCAGGTCCGCTTCTTCATACGTGCGCTCAAAGTGCTCAGGAACCGGCAGTCGGTATTCTGGACTGTCGAACCACGGACTAAAGAACGGAATGAAACCGTTGGTACCCTCTACGGCACCCTGCCAGAGCTCATAGAACACCCCGGACATGCCGTTGGCGGTACTCTCTACGAAGATGCCTGTGTCGCGTTCGTTAGGGATGGCTTGGAGAATGGCATTGAGGTTGTCAGAGGCGGTAGCGGTGGGCCAGAAGGCAACCTCTGAGAGATGGGCAAAGTTGATGGTTTCACCGCGAGCAACACCGTCACCACCAGCAGTCGCGACAATGAGCGACGTATCGAGCTTGTCAAAAGAGAGTTCTCTGCGGTTAGAATATTTGGTAGAAGGCTTGAGAAGGTCCGGCACCTCAGCGTGGATGCGCTGGTACATATCGAAGAGCGCACGGGTACTCTCAGCCTTGTGGGCAATCACTAGGCCCTTCTTGGCCCACATCTGAGATAGACGCCAATACAAGTAGCCTGAGGTGTACGTAGAGAGACCCTGCTGTCGGGCCTTCAGGATGACCACTCGGACTTGGCCTGTGGCGTCATACTGTTTCTTTACGATGTCATTGAGTTTCTGCTGGACGGTATTGAGAGCGAGAGGTTTGATCTCAGCCTTCTTGGTTCGGATCTTTACGCAATGTCGGCTATAAAAATCGAAGTCATCCCGCAGCCTCTTTCGGGCTACTTGCTTGCTATCCATGACTCACTGGTAGGTCTTGATCTTCTTGCCCTTGTTGAAGGCCGCAGGGGGCTTCGGGACCTTAGCAACGCTGGCGGTCTTCTTCGGCATAATCGAGGGGGATTTAGGGGCCTTGGGAGCCTTGGGCATCTTCATTTGGTGGGAGCCTTCTTGTCAGCAGCAATCTGGTAGGTCTCCTCAAAGACACCCTTAGGCGCGTAGGAGACGTGGTTGTCCTTGTAGACCACCAGGTACCCGTGGTCGTTACGATGATCTGCAACGATCATTTCGTGGATCTTAGGCTCGATGTCGGCCCTGGAGCCATCTTCAAGAACCACATAGGTCGGTGTATAGGAGACAATGCGAGCCGCAGAGACCTCCTTGTTGGCTTTGTACTTACGCATTGCCCTCTTCGGCTTCCTTGGCAATCTCAGACAGCCAGGCCTCAGCGGCGTTGACGGTCATCTCGGTCTTCGCAGCAGGCTTCGCCTTGGTCCACTCAAGGACCTGACGGGCAGCGGCAAGCTTGGTCTGCTGGTTCATCGGGCCACGCATGACTTCGAGGGTGGCCTCCATGGCTTCCTCTGCGCGGGCATCGTTCGGGTCAAGAACCCCAGTAGCTTTCATGTTCTCAATGTCCTTCTTGGCGAGCTCCTTGGCTCTACGCCACGCTTCCTGTGCTTCCTCGATACGCATTCCATCAGGGACTCCCAACCGAGTCTTCGGTGGTAACCCGATCAAAGCTCGAAATGCATTTGTCTGGAAAGGACCCATCTGGGCCTTACGCATGGCGACCCACTCAGCGTGCCCAGGGATCTCCGGGGGTGGCTCACGGCCTGCCGGGGTGTGATGCAGGGTTCGCTTCTTGACCTTGTGGGTTTTCGGCGAGAGCTCAGACTTCTTTCGTGGGGCAGTCTTTGGTTTGGTCTTAGGTTTGGCCTTAGGAGAGGCTTTTGGCCCCTCCTTTGGATTTACCTTTGGCATCTCTATGATCCGACCATCGCCAATGTTGACGGTCTTCGTCATTCTCTGTAAGTACCTCGAAGTTTGCCTTCGTGTTTGTTGTAGATGTCTTCCAGCTTGCCGCGCACCTTCTCAGGGAGCTCATCTAGAGTCTCAAAGATAATGTGTTGGGCAGAGCGTCCCTGATCATCAGCCTTGTACCAGAACCGGGAGTTCTGATTGAGCTTGGAGAGCATGGCGTCGATCACAGGAGCCTGGCGTTCACCAGCGGCGTCAAGAAGATCCTTAGCGAATGCAGCCCTGGTAGCCATATTGAGCTTCACCTTGGCTCCATAGGCCTTGGGGAACTCAACGGGGTCCTTAGGCCTCTCGACAGTCTGATCACCGTGGGTGTACCTAAAGACATCGGGATTGTCAGAGGCAGGGCTGTCCTGTGGCGCCTCACTAGGCCTTTCGGTCTTCTTCTGAGCCCTGACACGGACCTTAAGAGCCTCAGTGACATCATCAGCCTGAGGAGCCGGGGCATCCTTCTTGGCCTGCCTCAGGATGTACTTCGAGGCATTCTCACGGGCCTTGAGTTCACGCTGGATTGCCTGGATAGCGTCCATCTCATTGTAGTCATCAGGAGCCGGGGCTTGGTGGTCACGCCACATGGCCTCTTCCTGAGCCGCTTTGATCTGGTCAGGGGTCCTGGCGTTTCTCTGAGTCTCAGCCCGGCCGTAGTCTCTGTTCACAGTGGCTTCGAGGCGTGCCTGAGCGGTGTCTTGCTGAGCCTTCTTGTCCCAGGCCTTGTCGGTCTGCTTGCTCTTGGTCTGCTGAGCCGCTAGGGCCTTCGCAGCAAGAGCCTTGTAGCCCGCCTGGATACCTGCCTGAGCCTCAAGGTCACCACCTTCGGCCTCAAGCTGAGCCTTCTCATGGGCAGCCCACAGGTCATCCTCAGAGGGCATCTTCGGGGCCTTCTCGCGTTCACCCCAAGCCTTGTCAGCCTGTTCAGCACGCTTGGCAGCCTCAGCGTCCATCTTGGACTTAGTGGCCCACGCCTTGTCAGCCTCCTTGCTCTTGGTGGCCTCAGCGGCGTCCCTGAGCTTCTTGGCAGCCTGACCAGCCAGAAGGGCCTCTTCGATCTGCTTAAAGCGTCCCGACCTGATGCCTTCCTGTGCCGTGAGGTCATCATTGACCTCCTGAGCACGCTGAGCCTCAAGCTGCTTCCACATGGCCTCTTCCTGAGCCTGGCGAGCTCCTGGAGCGGCTTCACGCTGATTCCAGGCCTTGTCTGCCTGTTCGGCAATGCGGGCGTCCTGGGCGTCCTGAGCGGCTTTGGCCTTCCATGCGGCGTCTTCCTGCTTGCTGCGGGTGGCCTCAGCGTCCTCACGGAGCTTCTTGGTGGCACGGGCAAGCTTGACGGCCTGTTCAAGGGTCTGGGAGTTCTCCTTGAAGGCAGCCTTATCGGCACCAGATGCACCCTTCTGGGCAGCCTTCTCGGCCTGTGCCTGGTCTTTAGCAGCCTGGGCAGCAGCGATTGGATCAGGGAGGTCTTCATAACTCCGGGACGCCTTCTGGAGCCCACGGAAGCGGTTGGCGAACTCCTGGGTGGGGTTGCGGAGACCTATGGCATTGTCGAGGAGCCGAGCACCACCATAGGCACCAGCGATACCAGCCCCAATAGGCGCAGCGTTGGTCGCCAGGACACCGAGAGCCCCAAGGCTGGACAGACCGGCAACACCAGCGGCACCAGCGGCCACCTTCTGGGCCACATAGCGGCTCGGATTGAGGAGGTTCTGGACCGCAGGGCTCGCAACGATACCACCAGCATGGGTTCTGGTCGCAGGATCGAAGTTGCCCTTAGAGGCAAGCTGGTTTAGAGCCTGACGCTCCTCCAAGAGGTCAACAAACGGCGCTCCCTTTTTGGTACCACCAATGCTGTCCCTAATAGCCTGAAGTTTCTCCTCAGGGACCTCTCCGTGGTTCGCTAGAATGGTCCGGGCATCTCTTATGAGACCGCGCGTCTCTTCAAGATCTCCACTCGACTTCAGTAAAGGTTTGAGATCGTCGTGTGCAGCACCAATAGCCTTGTCTAGGGTCTTGCGGGCCATAGTGACGGCCTTGTAGGCACCATCAGCGCCATCAGGCTTGATACCATTGGCATCCAAGCGAGCAACCACACGGGCCGCAGCGTCGGGGTCCACATCCCGGAACCGAACAGCGTTGGTGGCATCTCCGATACCCCTGAGACCACGAACGGTCGCACCAGTGACACCCGAGATAGCCGCATTGTTACCGACTTCATCCCAGTTGACACCACCACCACCAACGGTCGTGTTATCAGCCTTGGTGCCAGCAATCCGGCCAGCCTGGTCAACCAGGTTACCTACGGCACCCGTGCTGGCCTCAGCGAGACCGGCCTTACCAACCTGTCCGATGACCTGTGGAATCACAGCAGCACCAGCACCTTTGGCAACCCCGGAGATAGCCGGGTTGATACCGAGTCTGGCTAGGGCAGCCTGAGCCAACGTGGAGGCACCAGCGGCTCCGTAGTCAGTGGCGGTAGGTTTAGCTCCGGGTCCTTGGTTCTCCATGCGGGCTTCTAGGTTCGGCCCAAAGTTTCTGGCAGCGTTAGAGGCTCCGAACATAGCCACTGAGCCAGCAGGACCGGCCACACTACCAATGGCACCAGCCGCAAGGTCCGTAGCCAGACCAGGAGCACCCTCTACGAGAGTCCTGGGGATGTACTTGTAGGTCGAGGGGTCCTTGTAGTCGAAATGACCACCAGCCGGATCATAGGCACCCTGAGCGGGCTCAACCATGTGAGCACCGGACTCAAGGACATCTCCGGTCTTATCGAACCCGGCAGCCTTAGCGGACTTGGAGAGTCCCCGGGCCACATTAGCAGCGCCGTACTGGAGGGCATTCTTGTAGGTGTCCACCCAGCCCTTGTCAGCCTGACCATCGGGCCTATCCTGAGGAGCCTCGGAGCTCGCATGGTAGGCCGTGAGCCTGTCCAGGATCTTGTTTGCCGGTTCTCCACGCTTCAGAAGGGTGTCGATGTCGCCAGCCGTCTCCGGATCGAACTCACGGTACCTGTTGAGGATCTTGGCGTCGGATTCGCCCCTCTCTCGGAGCACCTTGAGTTCGTCCGAAGTTAGCATTATTCCTCTTTCTTAGTAGAAATCCAAGAACGACTTGGGCTTATGGGGTGATTTCAAAGGATCACGTCCAGTTGGGGTCTTTGTGGGATCAGCGGGTGTCTGAGAGGGCTTGGGTGCGGCCGTCCAGGCACTATAATCTTTCTCGTACTTGTCCCTACGGGCTGTGTAGGAGTTCCAGTCGTTCTCGAAGGACTTTTTATAGCCACCATCAGGGTCAAACGATGGGTATTGTCTAAAGATCGGCTCGTTGTACTTCGCATTGCGCGTCCATGCGCTCTCAAAGCCCTTGTTGATGTCCCGAAGCATCGCCGCAGCAGTCTTGTTGTCGTACTTGGCGAGGCCCGGGAGGAACGAGTCTAGGGCACGCTGAGCATCACCCTCAGTCTGGGTACCCTTGGCATCCAGAAGACGCGCATTGACCATATCCTGAAGGTGTGCCTGGAGGCGTGCAGCGTTCCAAGTGCCTTCATCAGACTGATCTGTGAAGTTCTTGAGGCTATTTCCGAGTCGCGAGTAGGCAGACATATCAATCTTGCCATCCTTGAGAAGCTCCATGAACTCCTGGTTCTTCTGGAGAACGCCCTTAGCTGTATCAGCCTTGTTATTATTGTCCTGGAAGAGCTTCTGGGTTCCGAGAGGCATCGGCTTCTCGTCTGGCTGGCGGATCTGCTCTACTTGTACCCTGCCGCCCTTATACGTCTTGTAGGCAATGCCTCTAGCCGAGTCGATCTGGACCGTAGGATCATCATCGTCCATCAGCTTGTTGCGCTTATCGAGCATCTTGGCGAGAACCGCAGCGCCCTCAGGCTTGTCACGGGCCATCATGGCTGCACCAACACCCGTCAAGGTGTCTCCGATGTTCCATCCTTGCTGAGGGTGACCGAAGAGAGCTCCGGGACCACCAGACAGGAAGCCCTCCCAGCCCTCTTTCGGAGGAGCCTGCTGGGGCATCTGGAATGATGCGTCCTGAGCTCCGGGAGCCGGGATATCTGCTGGGTTAGCAGCAGCCACGGAGGTACCAGAGCCGCCACCGTCTTGACCTAGGAGACCGAAAGCCTCCTTGACGGCATTGAGGCGCCCATCCCAATTGTGAGCACTCGTAGGACCATTCTGGCTACCAGCAGGCCTCAGGGCCATCACCACGGCCGCATTGGCGTCCTCAGGAGTCGTAGCTGCCCTCAGGCGGTCGCCGTTACGCTTCTCGCTGCCCTCAAGTTCGTTGTACCAATGGTTCGCCTGAACGAGAGGGTCCGTCCATGCTTTACCCATGGCTCCAGCGGTCTTCTGGAGGTTACCAAAGCGATCAAGGCGCCACTGGAAGCCACCATGGGCTGAGCCATTGTCACCGAGAGCATCGGTTCTGAAACCGCTCTCCTGACTGGCGTTGCCAATAGACGCTGCAATATCGAGCGGCCTATAACCGCGCTGCTGACCGACCTGAATAAGAGCCTGGGCTAGAGGAGACTTAAGATCAATTGGCATCTTGGTCCTCCCTTAGCGCCAGTCGTAATGGTTGGTATCAATGTGGAGAACACCATCAATCTCGATGACGGCCTCCGGGTATTTCTTCTGGACATCCTGAGCCATTGGTGCTGTATGAAGCACACCGGCCGGATCATCGAGGTACCTGAACGTGTACAGCGGGATACCATCTGGCAGCATGGCGACCATCTCGATATCAGTCTTGACGCGGCGGTCACACCGGAAGAGAGATCCGAGAATACCAATGCCGGAACCAATGGACGACATGAGAGACGGGGTTTCTTCCTTCTCGGTGACGCTGTGACCAGTCTGGGTGCTTCCCCAGGACTTGTCGCCAACGATCCCGTAGTAGTTCCCAAGGATGCCCCAGTCGCGGTTGTCCTTGTACTCCTGCTTACCAATGGCGTTGTTGAGAGCTCCCTGGTCGAAGCCATTGAGAGCCGTGGCGGCCATCGCCTGCTGCTGGAAGTTCTGAGCGTTCATCGCCTGGATAGCGGCATTGATCTGGGCAGACTGCCCAAGGCCCGCCATACCAGTATTCGAGATAGCGTTACCAACCTGGGCCATGTTGAGGCCCTGGATACCAGCGCTGGAGAGGGCCTGAATCATCGCATTGGTGTCGTTCTGGGACGCCCCGATGCCAGCCTGATAGGCCTGACCGCGCATCTGTGAGGACACATCGGCCGCCTGGTCGGACCAGCCTCTAGCTACGATGCCATCAGCGATCCCTGTACGGCTCGAATTGTAGTTCCCAGTACCACCAGCACTCCGGTTGATCTCCGGGAGCACCTGTTCGGTGACAGCCCTCTGTCCATCCCGGAGAGCCGACTGGATCATCCCGTCCATGGTCGGATTGTTGGCGTACCGTGTGGCGTTCGCGATGTTCTTTCCGGTCAGATCGGACTGTGAGAGGTCATAGAGCCCATTATTGGCTCGATCCGCGTAGCCCTTACCGTCATTGATGAACGCCGAGCCCTGCTGTAGAAGCTGGTTGCCCCAGTTGTAGGACTGCCCGGCCGCTGCCTGGGACAATCCGGTGTTCGCCTGGCCCGTGAGAGCACTCTGGAATGCATTGAGCATGTCCTGAGAGGGGGCCGCAACGAAGTCACCAGTGTACCCGGGGGTGCCCATCTGGGCCGAGTTGACATCATAGGCCTTCTGGAAGGCATCCAAAATATAGGGCTGTTGACCCGACCACGGTTCGGTAATCTTGGTGCTGTCTTCCGTGGTCTTAGACTTATTGCCTCCCATCTAGGTTCCTTATTCTTATTGTTGGGCCTCCTGATTGGGGCCATAGTTGACGAACAGTCGGCGGGTTTTCCCGTCCGTACACTCAATGTCGTGAAGAAACTCGAAGCCGAACCGGGAGATGAACTTTGACCATACCGGGGTGTCCTCGTCAGCCATCGAGTATAGGGTGATCGGGACACATCGTCTGAATAAGGCCCATTGAGAGTCCAAACGACGAAGGATCTCCGGGTTCAAGAAGTACACATCAAGGTGTACGAAGGTCATCAGCCGGTTTTCACCCAGATCCGTGACGTGATAGGAGGCTGTGTACTCGGGTTCATCAATGACCACAATACGCGGGGACACCGAGTACCCAAGGTCAGTATCCGGCTGCATTGGCTTTCACGGTTCGGAGCTGCGCAATGGCGTCATTCAGTTGTCGAATGGCCGCCTCAATCTTCTGGAGCTCCTGGTCCAGGTAGTTTCTGTCAGACTCAGCGAGTTTCGGCCGGATACCCCGCAGATACGGGGTGATCTCTGTGTATTTGACTGCCATTATCGTTTACCGAGTAGGGTCAGATCGAAGTCAAAACCGGACATAGAGAACGGCAGATAGTCTGACTGTTCGATCTTATAGGCCAGGAAACGGCCAGCGATATTGTGGTCCAGCTTGGTCCAGGTGTTGTCGTAGGTCTGGGTGTTGCCCCAGATGGGGACCGCGTTGGGATGGTCACAGGAGCCTACAGTGAAGACCAGAGGCTGAGCGTTCGGATCTATCCTGATTTGAGGCCACAACGACGAACAGAGCTTGTAGCCTCTGAGTTCGGCCTGGAGCTCATCCAGATCCAAGCCTTCGCGATACAACAGGGCTCCGGTGTTCGCAGGGGCGTCTATCGGGAAACTTGTGCTGGTTGACGAATATCTAGCAAAGGTTTTGAGTGAACAAGAGAGCCCATAGGTAGTGTTTTGGTCAGAGCCCACTAGGTATTGGAGCTTAGTTTCGCCAGCCTGAGCCGAGAAGCTACCACCAAGGCTATCAAAGGTCATTGAGGTCGCATCGAAGGACCTGGGAATGTTGATTGCTAATTGGGTCGCATGGGTGACATACGGGAGATCCGCGAAGTACCACACTTGGGACGCATAGTTGTAGATGGCAGCCCGATTGCAGCCCGTACCCTTGTCTGAGGGGAACCTAACGAACCTGTCGTCTGACACGTAGCAGAAGTGGATCTCGGTCTGTTCCGGGTGGTGAGCCACAAAGAAACTGGACTTGGCAGAGTTCTTCATGCCCTCGTAGATGAACCTACGGACCCGATCCTGAGCCATGGACTTCTCAGTGACGCCATCATGAGCCCAGATATCGTTGGGACCGAAGACGTACTGGATTGAGTCCACAACCACAGCACAGTTCGCATTGACACAGCCCTTATCGAACTGACGGTCAAACTTGAACATGTCGTTGCCACCCACGTACTCCATGTACCAGGTTTCGTCCTGACCGAAGATAAACAGGCGGTCCTTCAGAGGCTCACCGTCCACAATGGGTCCGATCATGTCCGCCAGGGTGTTCTCACCAGCTGAGGAACTTGGGTATGTGGCTAGGGTGATGTCCCAGACCGGGGGTTGGTCCAGGGGCACGAAGTCGGACCAGAGCACATTGTTCGGGTATCGAGACCCGCTCTTGGTCAAGTTCATGGCGACCACACAGCCCTTGATGGAACTGATGGCTTGCGCCGAGACACCATTGGTCCACTGACCAGGACCCTCAGGAAGCCCAAGGAATGGCCCCGTACCATCCTTGGAGCGGTACCATATGTTGCGGTCAGGCCTGTTGATGAATACGACGTTGTTGACAGCACATGAGGTGACTGGGAGGGAACTCACGCCTCCTACGTAGCCACCGACAGTCACCGAGATATGGCCCGTGGTTGGTGACCATTGCCACACCGAGCCATCATCGTTGACAGTCAGGAGTTGTGCATTGGTGTTCTTATCGGAGTACCCGAAGAGGTGCCTTGGGTTCTTACTGAGGGCACCAGCGGTCCTGAAGACAGAACCACGTTCGATCCGATTGTTCTCGATACGGATGTTCTTAGCGAAACTGAAGGCTGGTGCGGGGAGGTCATAAGGGTCGATGTCCGTCAGGACACCAAGCTTACCGATGTCTCTGAGTGGGACTATTGCCAAAACTTAGATCCTCTTAAACTTTCATGATCCAATAGAGCTTGATGTACGGAGGCAAGGTTGCCACTGAGACCGTATGGCTATGATCGCCAGCAGAGCTCGTAGACACCGAGTGATTGTGAGCACCATCGGACTGGATGGTTTGAGCCACGTTGCCAGTACCAGGAGCCTGATTGCCACCTGGGTTTAGAACGGTTGAGCCACCATGGCTGTGAGCACCATCGGTACTGGTAGTCCCAGTGTGACTATGGGCTCCTGCGGTCCCTGTTGTCGTGCTGACAGACGCGGAGCCACCAGTGGTCAATACGGCATCAGGATCGGTACCGGAGGACCCCATGACGAACTTGTTGAGCATATTGGGAGTCTGGATGGGACCAGCACCGTCCGAGCGGTTGACCACACGTCCATCACAGAGAGCCCAATTAGGTGGCATCGAACTGATCGGAAAAGGCCACACCATCATACAGCCGATAGGAACACCTGAATTAAGCTGGGTAGGAGTCGCTGTTACGGCTGAGTCAAGGTTTGGAAAGGTGCTCTTAAGGACCGACTTAATGAGCCTAATGTGGTCATCTGCTGTAACCAGTAAGTCAGCACCACCAGGATTAGCAGAGTCCAATTGTTTGATATAGGTGGCTGACTCGATGGTCACTTATGGTTCCTTCTTGTTCTTAGAGTGGTCCTATAGGACTCTTAGTTAGTTACACAATAATGTAATCAATAGTGAGACTCTAAAGGGACTCTAGGAGTCCTTAGGTATCTCTTAGAAATCTTATAGACCCCCTATAGTCCCCCAGAGTCGTGTCTGGGTTCGCTATGAGAGGCCTCCTGAGTGTGATTTGGTTATACAGACATCATAGGTCTGAGGAGGCTCTGAGACTACTGTTGGACATCTAAACGGCCCTAGTCTCTCTAGAGGGGAGGTAATTCGGGCCTAAAAGTGGTCTAAGTGTATGAGAAACTTCAGGAACCTTGCTTATCAAGTGCCTGGTGTAAAATCAGGGGTCTGAGGACTGTTTTTTAGTCAAGAAAGGGCTTGACACAGAGGTAAACTAGGTCCGCTGCGGGGCGTCTGCGGGGTGTCCTCAAGGCCCGGTGCGCAGTGTGACCGTGGGTGTCCCTGGGTGGTCTTTGAGTGACCCGCAGTGTCTCCCGGGTACTGACACATATGAACTACCGACGCATGGCGTCTGCTACTAGATACCCTCTAGAATGCTCTAGGAAGCCCCAGGACGGCCGTCAGCATTTTTTTGGATAGATGGGACCCGAAAGAGGCTCACGGGCCTCCACGGGCTTCCTATTGGAAATTCTGTTTGAGGAGGGACCCAGAGCCCCCATGGGACCCACGGAGTCCCCCGATCTGAGGCCCTTTGGACCGCAGGACCCACGGAGGACCCTGGGGTGACCGCTGGAGTCCCAGATCTGGAGTCCCCCTGGTTTGCCTGCCGGAGTCCCGGGAGTTCACTGCACGGCAAAGTCTAACAACAACGAGGAGCTTTACCGGAAATTTGAAAGTGGGTCCGTGAGGGCCATTGTCATCGTCCAGCGCACTAAGGGACCCACGCTAGACCGAGCGCCTCACCTAGATCACCCCGCGGATCACCCCGCACGCAAGCTAAGTGCTTGATAGATCTACACTTGGTGAGGATGTGTAGTCCTCAGACCCCATGAATACCGGGTGATCATCGGGGGACATTAGGCCTGTGACCTGGTGAGGTCTCGGGGATGCAGACGGCTGACCTAGTGCTGGCCCGAGGTGACATCAAGATCTAGGGGAATGTGTCAACCTAGCACTACATCTAGTAGTGTCATCTAGTTGGACCACAAGATATGGTGTGTCGAGTGGATAACTGTCATGCTGACACAACATGTTGTATCGACGTTGGTTAGACCCACTAGATCTAGTAGTCAACCAATGGTCACCCTTGGGCCCTCGCTTAGCATCAACCAGGCCACAAGCCATGCACCTAGGGAATCCACCGGACCATCGTGATTCCCTCAGATCATACACAAATCTATCGGCAACCCATAGCAATCCAGTTGACATGCGGGGTCCGATGGTCCATATTCAGATCATAGGGAAACAGAGAGGGAAACGAGATGTTCAAGGTCTACCGCAAGCTCATCAGCCCTGAAGGCCGGACGATCCGCGAGGAACGACAGACTGTAAAGAGCCAAGCGGCTGCTACTCGCAAGGTCAATCACATGAAGCAATTCGATGCCGAGTCTATTCAGATGGGCCGTACCGTTGAATATCGGATTGAGGCCGCTTAAATACATACCAATAGACATCTCACAGCAACCCACAGAGGACTAGGCTATGACCTTCATCAGCTATCAAGCGGCTCTCAAGGGCATCGAGACGTTCGCCAACAAGTATGACCAGGACAGGCTGTGTCAGTATCGCTTTGAGCTCCAGGATGACGGCAGGTGTGCTGTTAGGGTCTATTCCTGCTGTGGCACCTTTCTGGGTTACGTTTAGTCTCAATCAAGCCAATCGCTACCCTTAAGGAGTCTGTATCATGTTCGTGGTCGTTTACAGCCCTGAGACTAACGAGACGGTCTATCAGCGACGCATGGGTCCTAATGAGGTCCTGGACGCCCGCAAGTTCGCGGACCTAGTGGCCCGTGAGTACGACACAGAGATTGATGAGTCTGACGGTTACGTGCCGTCATGCTGTGGTGACATCCGGGTAGAGTTCAGGCCACGCCGAGATAACGCCTTGCACATCTGGTCCGGTGAGAGCTTCTATTTCAAGCGTGACTGAGACCAAACCATGTGGCGTCCCCTGGTCATCCCTCTAGTCATCCATCTAGTCGTGACCTTGGGCGCCTTAGTGTTCATCCTGACCCAATGGTGTCCTTAAGATGATCGAAGATTTTGATGACGTGGTGATGCCGTTAGAGCTCCCTAAGCCTGCACGTCGGTAACCTAATTCAATCCATCTGCTATCTATGCTGATCATGTAATCCAGCAGATCGCTAGGGAGCTCCAGGACACCCCTCAGCCTCTATCAGGCACACACCTAGCCCGATGGACCTCAAAGCCGCCCACGGGCTTCCTAACGCAATCTAGACCCTATCTAATGGAGACTGCTATGCCTCAGTTTGTTTTGGACCATGGTTCGACCGATGGTGTCACTGTGTTCAATGCGCTCGATGCGTTCACACAGGGCTATGTGACAGCGATGTTTTGGACAGAGGAGGATGAGTTAGACGGAGCCACGTTTGAGGAGTTAGACCCTGAGAGCCTTCAGACCATCATCACAGACTGTCAGTTGTTCCAGCGGTTCAACCATGTGGACCTGGATGCTTATGAGACCGCTGGCCGTGACCTTGAACACGCTGGCCATGACTTCTGGTTGACCCGCAATGGACACGGTACGGGCTTTTGGGATCGGGGAATGGGGGAGCTAGGGGAGCGCCTGGCGAACGCCTCTAGGATCTATGGTGAGGCCTATGTCTACTTAGGCACAGACGGATTGGTCTATCACGGTTAGGGCTGTCAACGATCATTTATCCTTTGGGGGTCCTAAGGCGAGGCACTGGGGACACCCGGTGGACACCCTGGGGACAACCCTAAGAATTTAACCCTTGGATAACCTACCTGGTACCGTTTGTTCTCTTTTTGTGCTCATATGGGGTGTGACCAGGAAGCGACTCAAAGCCACACCTTTTCATCTGTTTGGGGTATCCGGAGGTTGCAAGGGGACTCTGAACGCCACCTTAAAGTGACTCCAAAGACACACTGT